GCAAATATTTGCGTATCATTTAATATTTCTGTTGTAGCAGAGCTATTAGGATTAATGATTATCGAACCATTTGCGTTATAACTAGAAATTTTATTATCGTCTATAGAGATATTACCGGCATGTATTTTACCAGTTTCTACTATAGGATTAGATGTTTGTAGCGGTACGAAAGAAATCTGTCCCGTAGCAGACGAAATAATAGACGCTTGATCTATTATTAAATTGTTACTACCTATTATTACTTGATTATCTGCTAATTGGTCGGTAGTTAATACACTTCCGTCGATCTGGAAATCTATACCGGGAGTTGTGTTGATACCTACTCTGTGATTGTTTACATCTAGATATAGTAAATCAGGATCTAGAGAGGCATTTCTAAAAGTTAAATCAACACCGTTTCTAACAAGGTTCGCTGATAATAACTTTCCGCTAATCCTACCAAGATTAAAAGCGGGACCTAACGGTGCTGCTACTGATTCTGACATAATATCTCCTTACGAGATATTTATCGGATTTTGATTAGTTAGAGAATCCAAAATAAACAGTTACGTTTTTGTCTAGGGGCACTGGCTCTTGGAATTTCAAATACCACCCTGCGGGATACGGTGCTCCTGTAACTACCGTGCCGTAAGTGGCCTGAGCAAGTCCTGGCGGATTTTGAATCAATTCAAAGTTAGTAGTAGAAATTTGAAAAACGTTTTCAACTAAAACGATTATATTGTCTGCGGATGCTGGCACGATACTAAGGGGACCAAAGTATTCTTCGGCGTAATTTCCCGGACCTATAGTCTGTTTTACAATAGTTCCTGCGCCGGGCGCTTTGACTGTTTCCCATACTCCGCCAATATATGCTTCTAAACCGTAATCTAGACCGGTCAATGGGTTAGTGCTAGTGTTATATCTAATGAATCCGTTGGCACCTGCTACGATGCCTGTGATTTCTGGTCTTTGATTTTCTGTGCCTTTGGGAAGCCTTAGTGCTCCGGTAAGATCCATGATAGCTTTACTACCGTCGTTGGTATGACCTAGAGGTCTATTAGTGACAAACAATGCATTGTCTCTCAGACCATATCTAGATAGATTTTGTTGTTTTAAGAATCTCATACCGATAATCTGCTTATAGTTATGCTCAGTAAATTACCAACAGTTGCTTGGGCTTGTATAGAATCGCCATTGCCTAAAATAACTTTTTCATCCGAGAAAAATACAGTTTCTCCTGCAGGTATAACTAGATTTTTTACTACAGTATTAGTATCGTTAGCAGAATTTCCGTTAGCTACAAAATGTATAGTCACTGTATCTACGTTAAGGGTTTCGTCTGCCGGATCGGGCGTACCGGTGTTGCATATGACCATTGTCGTTATGGCATTGTTTCCGGTGCTGGTGTAGATTGGTGTTAAACTAGTACTGGTTAATCTTGTGCTGGAAATTGCCATAAATGTTCCTTAGAATATCATGCTGAAAAGCAAAGCTCTATTTTTTAGAACTAGCTCGTCGCCTTGTGTATAATCTGTATTTACCGCATATAATCCGCTGGTTCCTGCTGCTACTGGTCCGGCGTAAAAAACTGTCGAACCTGTAACAGCACCTGGGGTTACGCCGTTATTGTCTAATTGGATAGCGTAGGTTATCTGCACTTTGCCTGTGCCGTTAGTTTCTAACCTAATGTTTGAGTTTGTGTTTGTAGCCTGTATAGTAACCGCGTCTGATTGTATTCCTGCACCAGCACCTACTATATCTGGCCCTAAAGTATCTTCTGGAAATATAGTAAGTCCGCGCATTTCAAATTGTTTTTCAGTGATAATCGCTACACGCTTATCATCAACTAAAAATGCAATGTGGCTGACATTTGGATACAAACCGGTAGGATCTGCAACTGTGTAGATATCATCAAAACCAATAGGGAAGCTACTGCTCAAATAACTCGCGTCTCGGTCAAATGCCACGACTCTAGTATCGCCGGCGGTTCCTAATCCCGGAGATCTAATCTGGAAAGTAGGATTACTCTGGATAGCGTCATCTACATATTTTTTGTTAGGTACATCATCGTCGTGTGTTACCTGCTGTTCGTAGTTATTCGTACCTATAACTTTAACAACACCTGTACCGAAACCTATTAGTGTTAAGTCCCCGCTATCTGTATCAGAATCTGTTAAAATATTTCTTACACGCAAACTACTATTAGCAAAACTAAAAGTTCCGGTTGGAATGCCTTCGGCTATTTGCCATACAGGATTATTTGTATCTCTGTCGTCTAGCAATAACGTCGATGCTGCTAAACTACCTCTGTCAACCTGTATTCCAGAATATTCAAGAGTTACTCCAGCACCAGTTTCGCCAAAATTTAAAACAATTACGTTATCTTGTATAGTTAAGTTTTCAGCAGAAATAGTAAGGGTATCACCGTCAACGATTAGATTGCCGGTGACCCTTACCTGTCCTACGTTAGGACCAGTGTTCAATCTTATAGTACTGCCTTCGGCAGTTACAATATCATAATCACCATTGACTTGAACTACTTGTCCCATTTACTCACCTTTTGATTAAACAGCAGTTAATACCAATACGTTACCAACAGAGCTGCCATCGTTATCTACATACCATGTATATCTGTTGTTACTGAAATCTACTGCGAAAAACTTGGTTAATTTTTTAATAAAGATCGGCGAACCTGCACCGCTATCGCTGCTTAAAAAGCCTGCGATAACCATTTCTCCTGGACCTACAGCAGAACTGCCGTCATCGTTTACTAATACGCAGTTACCATCGCCGTCTGCTGTTCTTACACGATATTTTCTCGAACCCTTCTGAGCTAAGATATAGGGTAAGTTTCCTGCATCACCACCAACATCCATAGCGTATGTTGGGCTAGCTAATGTTCCTCCAGGTATACGTGCTTTATATACTGGAATGTTATAACCTTTTTGCTTGTTAGAATAGCTACCACCGGTTATATCTGTACCGTGTTGATCTCTGCCATCACCGGATGGTGTGCCTGTGGTTCCTGATAAAGGACCAAAAAACCTTTTATTAAGTGGACGTCCCATTTGTTTCTCCTTGCTGACGTTTTAGGTCTACGCGGCGGGTAACCGCATAAATTCGCACCCGCGAATTATACTAGACAAATTATTTATCAAACGACACCCATCTATAAATATTGAGTGAATTCCACAGTTGAACAATTTGAAAAAATAATAGCTGATTTTTATGGTGCTCCTTACGCGATCAGTACTGATTGTTGCACTCATGCAATAGAGCTTTGTCTTAGATTGCAAAAAATCACTTATGCAGAATGTCCTTCGAAAACTTATATTTCGATACCTTTTACATTTGAAAAATTAAAAATCAAATGGAGGTTTGTCGACTACCCGTGGCAGAGTTATTACTATCTAGGTGATACTAACATAATAGACGCTGCCGTACATTGGAAAGAGCACGGTTATATCACTGGTACTTTCATGTGTTTGAGCTTTCAGTATAAAAAACATCTCAATCTAGGTAGAGGCGGAATGATTTTATGCTCAGACAAACAAGACTACGAAAAATTGTTAAAAATGAGATATGATGGTAGGTCGAACAATATACCTTGGGCCGAACAAAATATTAATTCAGTCGGATATCATTATTACATGACACCGGAAACCGCAGAGCTAGGTATAGAAAAGTTTCCCTCGGCGGCGGTTACACCGGCAAAGACATGGAGTTATCAAGATTATCCGTTTTTACCGGATATGGACGTTTTCAAATATGTATAGCAGCAATGAATGGGGACAATTAAAGAAAATCATAGTAGGCGTTACAGACTATGCTCGTATCCCTCCTTTAGATAAAAGTTTAACCGCTGTTAACTATGCTGATGTGAAACATCATCATCAGATTCCTGTAGGTCCTTATCCTGATCAGATCATAGAAGAAAGCAATGAAGACTTAGAAAACTTCGTAGAATTTTTAGAATTGCAAAATATAGTAGTAGTAAGACCTAAACGAGAGTACACTAGATATTATAATTACTGTCCTAGAGATACTGTAGTCGTTTATAAAGATCTAGCAATAGAAGCACCGATGTCAATCAGACACAGAATTGACGAGTTTCGTTCCTACGAACATCATCTAGAAAATATAGTTTACTGCGATCATTATCTCAATGATGATATCTATAACGAGAATGTAAACATCGATACATTAGGCATTAACGAAAAGGCAGTTAAGTTTGATGCTGCCAATATAATAAGAGCTAACGATGATTTATTATATCTAGTATCTAATACAGGAAACAACAAGGGAGCAGACTACCTACAAAATGTGATAGGCAACCGAGGAAAAGTAAGAATATTAAAAGATGTTTATTCTTACCAACATATCGATAGCACTATTGCGTTTTTACGAGAAGGGTTGCTGTTGGTCAATCCAGCCAGAATAAAAGATAGATACCAATTACCTGAACCATTTAATAAATGGGATATCGTTTGGGCCGAAGAGCCTGTTGACATAGGTCATTATCCTGGATACTGTAATGCTTCTCCGTGGATAAACTTAAATCTTTTAAGTATAAATGAAAATCTAGTAGTACTAGAAAGCAGACAAGAACCTCTTAGAAAACAATTAGAAAAATATAATATAAATTGTGCCATGATAACAATGCGTCATCAAAGAACACTAGGTGGTGGATTTCACTGTGTAACCCTAGATTTAATAAGAAATGTCTAAAGTATTAGGGATAAGCCAGTATTATTGTTTAGATGTAATATCTAAAAAAAGACAATTTAGAATATTATCCAGCACTCCTCGTAATCCAATTCCTTTAAAAGATTATGATAAAGAAATTATCGATTGGATTTGGGACAATTTTTCGTTAGATGACAACGCAATAATATTGGTTAACGCTGGGTATCAAAAATTACAAACAAATAATAGATCGCCTTTTGCAGAGTTAATAGAATGGGACGTTGTTGTACAGTATCTTAATAAAAACAATTTTTCAAAAATGTTAATTTTTCATTTTGATGTTTTTGTTTTTAGTTTATCGCAAGAGGATCAGGAAAAAATAAACAATAGTAATTTAGTTCGTTATAAATTTGATCAAAGAGAACATATGTCTGAAAATTTTGTGTTTACAAAATTTCCTGAATATGCGATATGTCCAGAAATAGAAACTACCAAATATATCTGCGAAAATACTAAAATTCCTTATGAGATATATCATTGCGAGTATAATGCAAATTCAGTAGCAGAAAAATATAATCTAAAAATAAAATATTTTGATTATTTTACTGCTAGATTCAGCGATTTAAGATGGCAGCATTTATCTTTTATAAACGAATATCAAAAGTTAAATTATAAAATTTGCTGTTTTAATCATAGAAAAACTTATCATAGACATTACACATGTTCGTTTTTATCTCAACAGGACGATGTGTTTTTCTCTATATATAGTATCTACAATGATCAAGAATTATACAATAATATATTATCGTTAGATCTTTTTACAGAAAAATATCAAAATATTTTTTTAGCAGGTAATGAACTTTTGAAATCTAATGATTTTAGATGGGACTTACACACATCCAATGATTATAGACACAAAAAATTATCGCAAGAAAAATATGGAGACAATTGGTATACAGTAATCAATCCCGACAATGATCTACAGGCACAGACTTCTTATAAAATACGAGAAAGTTTTTTAACACTGTTAACTGAAACTAAATTTATTTCTCCTTGGCCAAACTTTTCTGAAAAAACTATAAGATGTTTTTGTTCTTATAGACCATTCTTATTACTTGCGCCCCCTAGAACTCTTAGGCTGCTCAAAGATTTAGGCTTTAAAACTTTTGATCGATGGTGGGATGAAAGTTACGATGAAATAGAAAATCATCATCGAAGATTAGAAAAAGTTTTAGATACCTGCGAAAATATTTTGTCAAAAAATTTTAATGAGCTTGAAAAACTATTAGAAGAAATGAAAGAAGTGTTAGATCATAATTATCAAAATTTATGCAATCTAAAAAAACGTATGCTAGAATATTCTAAATTATCTAGCTAATAGAGCCATTAATTCGATCTTGCCTACTGTTTGTAACACTACGTTTATTTTTTCTATTTCTTTATCTGCTTTTTCTAACCAACTTTTTCTTTTTGTCTGTCGATAATAAACAAAACAGGTAGCATGTTCTTGTATATGTCTTTCGATAATATCTTCGATTTGACGTATGTCTTTGCCAAACATAGGAAATCTTTTTCTAAGATTGCTGGTATATTTTCTAGCTAAAGCAAAATCATCAGCTGATTTAATTTCCATACAATATTTAATCAAACAAAAAGGGCCCGGGGGCCCTTTCTGTAAACATCGAAATGTTTAATTAAGCAAACTTGAGGTTAGCTGTTGTTACTGCTACCTTGGCTAGGTAGTCAGCAGCATTACCTAAGGAGCTTGCTACGTTTGTCAACTCAACATAACCATAACGTGTCATGAAGCTCACGACTGGTTCGAAGGTTGATGGATCAAGCACAACACCGCTGCTCATCAATGGAATGTATGGGCAGTAGAATGCAGGTGCATCAGATTCGCTTGAACCTTTGTAGCCGATTAGCACATCGTCAGATGTAGCATAACCGTTGACGTAAACACGCATTGCACCGTTCAATGTACCAACGAACTTGGTGTTTGTTGGAGCTTCGAAAGCACCTTCTGTTGTTCTTGCGAAAGCAGAAGTTGTTGCGCTTTGTAACAGTGTCAATGTAGTTGGGCTAACAACTGCATAGTTACCGGCACCACGACGTGTACGCTGAGCGATTAAGTTTGCAGCACGGTTGATTTGAACAGCTAGTGCAGCATGCTCGTCACCAACGAATGTTGCAGTACCGCTGACAGCAGCCTGGTCGTAGGTTAGTACTGTGCCAGCCAGGTTGTTGAGGCTACCAATAACTTCTTGGTCGATCTCAGCAGTGATTTCCTGGGCTAGTGCAGCCATAATTTCTGCTTCGATGTCAATGCCTTGTTGGGCTTGTGCATCTTGTGCAGCTTCAAATGTCCAGCGAGCTGACAACTTACGTGTCTTGGCTTCGACTGTTTGTTTCAAGATTTGAATGCTTAGTCTGTTACCAGCTAGACCTTCAAGGGCAGCAGTTGAAGCAGCCTTGTCAGTAGCAGCAGCACCAGAATAGCCTTCAGCAATCTTGAATGGGCTTAGTGCCTCTTCACCAGCGCTTACATCTGTACCAGATGTGCTGTTGAAGTTGTCGGCATAACGCACACGTAGAGTGTGGATCTGACCGACTGGACCAGTCATTGGTTGTACACCAACTAGTTCATTAGCAATGACTGTTGGCATTACACGTCTGATCACTGGAAGGATCACACGATTTAGTGTAGCAACGTTACCGGCGGAGGTTGCACCAGCTGTGGCACTTTCTGCGAGATACTTACGGGTATTCTCAAGAGTTGTTGCCATAACCGAGCGCTTATTACCTTGTAGGCCTTCTAATAGTGCCTCTTTGGTCTCCTGCCAGCGTGACTCGAGTAGTTGTGACATTTTTGTTTCTCCTAAACTTTAAGTCCCGCAAGCCTGCGGATGTCAAATATTTCAGCGACTTTATCGTCGCCTTTAATGTTTTGTGCCTCTTTATTGCCTGTTACTTCTTTTGCCTCTAGAAGAGCCTTCTTCGCCGGTACACCACCATCCATTACGGCTGGTAGATACTTATCGAATGCGGCATGTAATTTTTCTGTCTGAACCGATTCTAGCAACTCTTTCATAATTCCACGCTTGTCTCCCGACAATGGATTCAATAGTTCGCCCATGATTTCTTTACGACGAATTGTATCTCTGGTCTTACGTAGTTCTAGTTCCTTCGATTCTACTAATTTTTGTGTATCTGCAACAACCTTAGCTGCTTCATCAAGCTCTAATTCTTTTTGCTTGACTAACTTTAATAATTTAGCCGTTTCTGACTTTTCATTTAAGTGACTTACAGCATATTCGCTGGCAAAACTTTCAAAAATTCTACGACCGAAATCGTTTCTGCGAGCAGAGTCAATGTCTTCTTTCAATTGAGTTATTTCTTTCTGTAGACCTTTTGCTACAGTTTCTTTAACGATTTGGGAAGATTTTGCTATAAACTCTTTCTTGATAGCTTCAAATTTAGCTTTGCTTTCGCGGACTAATTTAACTTTAGTTTCCGCTAAATCTTTCTTATCTGCGTGGAATTCTGCAATTTCTTTAGCTAGAGCGTCCACTATGAAAGATTCTAACTTGCTCATGTTATCAGCTACTTTCTGACGATCTTCGTGTAGCTCTGACAGTTCTTTTTGTAGTGTTTTAAGCACAAATGATTCCATTGCTTTGGAATCGTGCTTCATTTTCTTAGCATACTTAGCACGAGCTTCGATTAGCCCTTGTCTGTCGTCTGCAAATTCTACTAGTTCTGCCTGCAGTCTGTCTGCTAACATAGCTTCTACGGCTTCCACCATAGCTGCTTTGTCGTGCTCATATTTCTGAGCAAATTCTTCACGAAGTTCAGATGTTACCTGCTCACGGGTCTCTTGAATCTTGTTCTGCCATGCAGTTTCAATTTCCGATTTAATCTCTTCGGAAATCACATTGTTTTCAAACAATTTTTTAACGAAATCTAGCATGTGATTCTCCTACTGTTATTTGAGTCCTGCGATTAAACGCTTAAGACTCTCTGCTATATATTTCTGTGCCTTAGGATCGCCTTTGACTTCTTGTGCAATTCTATATGCCTGGTAACCGCCTGTGTTATTCATTAAATGTTCGTAAACTGGTGTTGGGTAGGCTCCCGGGGCGGAAGGTTGTGCAACTACGTCAACTGTGATAATCTCAAAACCCTGCACATTACCACTTCCATCGACTTCGCCGGAACCTCTACTTGATACACCCAACTTAACTCCCGACTCCAACATCGTCGAAACTAATTGACCCATTGGAGTAGGAAGTATTTTTAGTTTTCCGTAGCCGTTTGGACCGTCCATCCACATTTTAGTAATCATATGGCTGACTCGATCCAAATTGATCTTTAAATCCTGTGGGTGATCAACTTCACCTAACACTGAGTATCCACCAGAGATCTGTTCGTTGAGCGTTTTGACAGCCCTGCCAATTTCCTGAGAAGAATAAACACGTTGGTTTGCATTGCGGATATCACCTTGGATGCAAATACCGTTTAAGTACAGCGACTTTTTACCGTCGCTGCTCTCATCTCGCTCCAGAACTATCTTTGCCTGGTCAAAACTTAAATGTTCTGCTAGGGTAGTTTTCACCTATACTCCTAATTAAGATCTACGACCACGGAAAAGACTTTGGGCATCAGCACCTTTTTCTGCTGTGCCTTTCTTTTCTGCGCCATGTCCTGGCTCTTTATGTGTAAAACCGGTTTTGCCAGCATTACCACCCGGAACATTAACATTACCTGTGTTCATATCTTGTGGCTTGCCTTTTACAAGACCTGTGCCTTTTAGCTGACCTTGGTTAGCCATCACACCAGCTTCTTCCTTTGAAGATAGGATGTTCTGTGTTGTGCCACCCATGTCATTTTTCATGTTGTCGATTGTGCTTTTGGTATTGTCGGCTTTTTCAGCAGCACCTTTCTTTTCGGCACCGTGTCCAGCTGGAACTTTTTCGACATATTCACGGACTGTTTCTAGTTCGAAGTCATCTTTCATTTCTTCGTCGTCACCCATTTCATCGCCCATGTCGCCGCCCATAGCAGCAAATTTAGCTTCTAGTTCGTCAACGATGTCGTTTAGATCCTGGAACAATTCTTGAGGATCTTTGTCTTCATCATCCTCATCCTCTTCGTCATCGCCTTCGATATCCCCAACTAAATCGTCTGTTGGATCACCTGGCTCTAGATCCATATCGTCGTCGCCTTCTACTGCTAGATCTTCAAAATCTTCTTCGACTTCTTCGTCATCATCATCAGACTCCGAAGCTTCTTCAACTTTGTCTTCTTCAGCATCATCATCTTTAGCAGCTTCTTCGACGTCTTCTTCTTCCTCGTCTTTCATTTCTGCTTCGATTAATGATTCGTATATTTCACGTGATTTAGCAACCACGTATTCGTGGAATAATTCTTCAGCTTTTTGCTGATCGTCATTGACCAAATGCTCTAGCATCTGCTCTATTAATGCTTTGTCTGCCATGTTATATTCTCCTATTGATGGTTAGGCTGTCGTGTTATATTTACAAAGATGTTACAAAAACACCTTTAAACACTACTTTTTTGATGCTTTTTACGAATTAAATAACCACCGGAAATTTTTGTTCTAGTTCTGAGTATGTTATATGCCTTAGATTATGATGCTGAGGCCCTAACTGATCTGGAACAAATGATCCGGGTTCTATAACTCTATAAAATTTTATCTGTCTAAAATCTTTTACTACCTTTTCTGTTTGACTTAGCCAATTACCGTGAAAAGTAGGTGAATCTGCACTTTTCTTATAATTGTATGTATCGGCATATACATTATTAAACTTGCCGTTAACTCCTTGATAATCAAACCCAAAAATATAAATGTTTTTATGTCCTTGTTGTGCAGCAAACCATAGTGCAGTAGGTCCGGAACTCCACCCTTTATGAGGGCTAAAAAAATTAATATTACTTTTGGTAGTTACACCTTTATTTGGGTTTGTCCAAACTTGATTAGTTTTGTGGTATCCTGCTCCGATAATTTCGTTGACCATTTTGACATCGACTGCAATAAGGTAATCTGGGTCGTACTCTCGGTAAAGAGCATTACAACCATAAACGGTAGCAAATTGCTTGAGCTTGGAGTTATCAATCTTTAACCTACTACGACCGTTTCCAAGCACGAATGCAACATCTAGATTAAGCTTCTTCTGGTGCTTCTGCTGGCTGTCCATACATCTGTCTTATAAATCCTACCTCTGAATCTTTTTCAAATTCATGAGCTTCGCTTTGGTGTCTTAATTGATTTATCTGACGTAATGTCAAACGAATTTTTCTAGTGTCCGATCTTTTGAGAACAGAACTGTCTCTGCTGTTGTCGTATCTAAGATCAATAGCAAAATCATTAGTGTTGTCATTAAAATATAAAAACTCGTTTAGAAGCATCAATTATTTACCTTAAACGGTAGTGCCTTCGGTATCGGTGGGCTCTTCGGCAGAAGCTTCTGCTGCTGCGGCCATATCTGCAGGGGCTTCCGCGGATTGATCGCCCATTTCTGCAGATACTGCACCGGGAGTGACTCCTATTCCACGCAATTCTCCAGCGGCATCGCCTACTGGCTGTAATTTAGCGCCGTTTTCTTCTCTCCACAGCAATTCGTTCTCGGTCATTTCTTCTTGGGTGAGTCCTAAGAATCTCTTTAGAGCAAAACGCTTGCTGAGGTGTGGAATTTCTTGTAGTTGTGCGAATGTGGCCGCTCTAGCAGTATCTAATTCTGATTGTCTATATGCTGCAAAATTTTGCGGAGGATTAAATTTTAACTCAAATATACTTGAGTCTATACTAACTCCGTTGCTTTCTAACCATAATTTGAATTCCAAATCGAAAGTTTCTACGATCATGCTCTGTAGTCTTTCGCAATATTTGTTGAATCTTAATTCTTGAATATATGCTGTTCCCACTTTACCGTCTGCCAATGTGTTAGGGGCTTCGTCTACGGCTGTAGGAAGATACGAGCTAGGAATGCGTAATGCTCTAAACAACTTATTTGTAAAATAACGAAGATCAGTAATCTCGCCTAAATTAGTACCGCCTGGTAAAGTTTCGACTTTTGATCCTCTACCTTCTGCTGTCTGCGGGAAGAAATAATCTTCGTTAACGCTCAGAGGATTATAACTGGCATCAATCATATTTTGACCGCCTCCGGTAGAGGAAGGAATTCTACGTTGCTGTATTTCGTTTTTAACTCTTTCAACGAAAGCCATAGCCATGTGCGCTGGCATGTTACCTACATCAACATAGAATATTCTACGTTCCGGAGCACGTTGAATACGATAGATGATAATAGCATCTTCAAGCAATTCTTTTTGCTTATAGACTTTGAAAACACTTTCTAATAAACTGTTGCCAAAAGGATAATTGTTGTCTAACCCTTCGGAAAGGCTAATATGGATTATATGCTTTGCATCAACAGTGATTTCATTTGTTTGGTTATGGAATCGTGTCCCCGGTGGCTGGGCTGCGGTGCCTACCATTCCTCGACCAAATCCACCGCCACTGGTATAGCTGCTAGTACCGCTAGGACTGGTATTGGTAGTCATGTGAGGTGTTGTAGCGATCATATCTTTAAAATTGAAATTTATGTCTCGCACAACATATTGTTCTGGAACCTTGCCTTCGCTTTCGTTTACTATGATTTTAGTAACCTTAGAAGGATCCACGTGTAGCCATTTTTTAGTTTCAGGGTCTCTTATGAAAAAAGCATCTCCATATTTGAAAGCGTTACGAACTATCCTAAAAATTCTAGTTTCAAATTGCTGCTGTTTACTCCACTTTTGGAGGCTTTCTTTAATTAATTTTACTTCAGTGGATGTAGGTTTACCTCTGAAGTTAATATGAAAGGCTGTAGAATTTTCCTTGTCTTTTTGAGTACAAAATTCAGCTAGGATGTCTAAAGCGGCATTAACTTCAGAGTCCATATCCATAGTGTCATACTGGATGTATCTTTCTACTCTATTCGGACTTCCGGCATAAACATCAGGAAGGAATGAAGAATAGTTTGATCTTGCAGGGCCGGGTCTTCCGCCGCTGCCAATTGGACTATAGCTAGCAGATTTGTTATTAATGTCGACTGGTTTAAAATATTTTTTCCAACTCATAATTGTCCCTTATGATATCAACAATTCTGGATTCTTGTTCTTTTGAACCCTTAATTGTCTATCATTTAAATCTGCTACAATAGCGTTAATTTCAATCAATTGATCTAGTTTACTATTTAAAGAAGTCATTAGTTCTACCATGGCATCTTGACTGCTAGGCATGCTAACTGGTATCGATCTGCTATCAGGCAAAGGTACCACAGCTTCTGGTCCAGCTTCACCTGCTATACTTGTACCGCTGGTAACTCCGCCTTTGGCCATTTTTGGAATATCGCCCATTAATTCTTTGGCCAATTCTGCTTGACTCTGTATTGGAGTCATTTTTAGCATGTTGTCTAATTCGATTCCTCTTGTCTGTGCTTCAGCGGTCATGGACTCTAATAGACTCTGCATTCCGCCAAGCTCGGACATAAATGATTCGCTGACATTACTACCAATGTCTACTAAATTTCCACCGCCGAATGCTTCTTTGGTCAATAAATTCAACATTGATTTTACTTCGCCAATCTTTTTAACTAGATCAAAATCTTGAAGTTTTACAGGAATATTTCTATTATCCGGTAAAGGTACTACAGCTTCTGTTCCGTGCAAGGTAGCATCGAAACCTGCTTTAGGCCCAGATACTATTCCGCCTTTGGCAGCTTTAGGTTTACCTGAATCCGGTGTTACTGGTTTACCGGCATTAGCTACCATGACCTCCTGACCTGGAGCCACTGGGTTGTCTGGTGTTCCGCCTCTGGCTTCTACTGGTTCAACGTGCCATGTCTCCCCGCTTACCGGTCTGTGGAATCCATACTTGTCAAACAATCCCATAGAAATGGCTTTGGCAGCATTTGATGAGTTTATGTCAAACGCTAAACCAACTTCGTGTTTACTTCTTCCTGGTCTAGCAGCTCTTGGAGATCCATACTTTTTAAATAACTCTGCTTGTTCTTCAGTACTTCTGTATGCAGTGTTGACTTGTATCTTTTCACCGGTCTGATTGAAATACTCCATGGCCATTGCAGCCAATCGTTTCTTAGTACCAGATTCTAATCCTTCTAAGTTAGCACCTGATGGTGTCTTGACATATTTTCCAATTTCTGATTCAGCAGCAGCTAGCTTTTCGTCAGGAACTTTAGATGGCTGCTTATCAGATACAGCAGCTGGTTTTTGTTCTCCTTCTTCCCCTCCGCCGGCAGCACCACCGCCGCCGCCTGCAGATACTCTTGGACGGCCGCCGGCAGCACCACCGCCACCACCGCCACCACCGCCTGCAGCTCCACCTGCAGCAGCAGCGCCGCCACCTCCACTGCCACCGCCGAGGCCAGCGACTGCACCAAATTGTTGTTGGATCTGTCTGCCTGTATTGCCAAACATATCGGCTATAGATCCCATAGAATCTTCTAGATTTTCTACTAGATCTTCGCCTTTAAGACCTTTGCTGAAATTTAATAGGTCTGTAGTAAATGGTTTAAATCCTTTTTCTCTTAGTTGTTGCAGTGCTGTGGTCGTTAATTCCATCTGTTCAGGTAAAGACAGCTTGTCTTCTTTGCCCGGAGCCAATGCATCTGATTTTTCTAAACTTTTGGGTAAGGTTTTGCCAAATAAGTTACTCCAGAAGGAAGGTTTTTCTGTAGTATTTGGTCCTTTAGGTTCGCTGCTACCGAGAATCGATTTCATTCCATCGCCTAGCTGAGGAATAAATCCTTTACTGATTTCTTCTATGCCGCGTTTTTGTGCTTCGTATTCTTCTTTGGTAGCTTCTTTCCCGTTGACAGTGTATTTGATTTTCTCATCGGCAGCGGTTTTTTCTGCTTTTTTGATTTCTTCTACCGATTTCTTACCTTCGCCTGTAAATGAACTCCATAATTTAGATAAGAAGCTCTGTCCGTCTG